CCGCGTGGCCAGCCGAGCATGGCGCGACCGTGCACACCAACGGCGGTGGGTGGAACAGCTGGTGTGGGCAGTGGATGAGCTGAAGCAATACATGCAGACAGCCAAGCTGCTGCATGCCTTCACCAGCTTCCGGCAGTTCGAAGAGTTGGCGCGGCAGGCCCACGGTCTATGCGCGCCGTCGGCACTGGAAGAAGTTGCAAAGCAAATACGAACACTCGCTGCGGCGGATGGGGGTATCAGTGAATGAGCTGGCTCTTTTCGCGGGCGCTGGTGGAGGAATACTCGGCGGGCAAGCGCTGGGGTGGACTACGGTCTGTGCCGTGGAATGGGAGCCTTACGCCGCAAGCGTACTCATCGCACGACAGAACGATCGACTCCTTCCTCAATTTCCCGTCTGGGACGACATTAGGAGTTTTGACGGAAAAAGGTGGAGAGGACTTGTTGATGTCGTTTCTGGCGGCTTCCCTTGCCAGGACATCAGCATCGCCGGAAAGGGAGAGGGAATTACAGGAGGACGGAGTGGCCTTTGGTCAGAAATGGCAAGGGTCATTGGCGAAGTACGACCAAGATTTGTATTCGTGGAAAACAGCTCAATGCTCGTTACTCGGGGAATCGGAACGGTCGTCGGCGATCTTTCCTCGATGGGGTACGACAGTCGGTGGGGAGTTATATCCGCTGCCGATGCGGGGGCGCAGCATTTCCGTGAGCGCGTCTGGATCGTGGCCTACTCCAACGGTATGCGGGAATTACAACCGGAAGGGAGTGAGCAAGACGAGTGGCGACGGGCTGGCAACGGCAGTGGCGAAACGCCCTTGGCCGACTCCATCAGCAGGGAACAGCAAGTGGAACGGAACACTTCAGGAGTGGGGCGTGTCATGGAACTGGGTGAGAGCCGAAGACCCAGCCTTAGCTCGTTCGCCTTTGAACCCGACGTGGGTCGAGTGGCTCATGGGGTGGCCGCTCGGATGGACAGACTTAGATGCCTCGGCAACGGACAAGTACCGCAATGTGCAGCCCTTGCCTGGCGAATCCTCACCGACCGAAATTAAGGAATCAGCATGACCACCACCCAAAACCCCGCGCAGGATGTGAGCGATGCGGCTATCGGAGCAGCCTTCCGCCTGACTGACTCAATCAACCGGGACGCTGATAAGTTCGTTGATGATGTGCTTACTCGCGCCAAGGGTATAGACGCCAACAATACGAAGACCACGAAGCGACCGTCTGTTGAGTCGCTCTGGCAAGCGTTTTGGGCAACTCCGCACGATGAGCGCAAGTGGAATCGGCCAACTGGAACGAATGGCAAGCCCATGCCGATGACGCTTGTCAGCTTCAAGTACGAAGTAGTGCGGGCCGCGTTTGAGTTGGACGCCGCCCGCGAACTACAGCAAGCGCAGGATGAGGCCGGCACCTTCAATTTCCCTATTTGCGGGAGAGGTACACCGCACCAGCACACAAGCGAAGAAGTTGCGCGTCATCGTGGCGCCATAGATCGCGGTGATCCAATTAGCCTTGAAGCCTACGGACAGGCGTTCAGCGATGCTGTGAGGGGCGAGATTGATTTCCGGTTCTCCGGGCAAATGATCGGCGCCATAAGAGCGCGGGCCGTTGAGATTCAATGCAGGATCAACCGAAGCCAGCCCGCCCGCGAACTACAGCATCATCCGTCGCACACCACACCCCAATCATCCGCGCCCGCGGTGGGTGGAATGTCAGCAAGCGTTAGGGCCGCACTGTACGACGTGAAGTCATTGTGCGGATTCGCCTACGAGCAGGGTTATCACGAAATGGGATATGACCCGGTAGCGGTCGTCGAATCCGCGCTTACGGGGAGGTGGTGACCGTGTGCAACTATCAAGGCTACGAGTTTGGCGCAGGACGCTACCCGGATTCCTACTGCGTGGACGGAACGCTGCACGACGCTGACAGCTATTACCTGAATGACGAAAACCGTCCTTGCCCAATCTGTAGGCGAGCCGATGCGATCCAGTGGTGGGCTGATTACAACTCCGGCGAAGTGACTGAAGCCGAAGACCTCGCAAACGCAACATCACTGGTTGACGACATTCGACTGAATCGCGGCATCACCGACCCTAACGCAACTGAGGCTCCCCAATGACCAACTCCCTGAAATCCCATATCGAAACGTTGCGCGAAATGTTTGCGCTGGCTGCGAACGAACGGCGCATGAAAGAGGCCGACGCCCTAACAGCCGCCATCGAATCCCTCTCCCGGCAGGGTGGGGAGGCAGTAGCCGAATTGATCCATAGCGCGGATGCCTTGACGCGGATGGTAGTGCTGCCGGAAGGAATGCAGCTTGGCTACGGCACGCACAAACTCTACGCCAGTCCTACCCGTGCGAGTGAGGCGGGGGATTCCGACCTGTTGAATGTGATTGACCTGATCCGCACGGGCAAGGACGGCAGGAAGTACGACTACGCCATATCCCGTGCCGATACGATGGTTCACGTCGCGCCACTCTTTGCCGCCGCGCCTGCGCCTGGGGGTGAACTGTGAGCGTCCTATGCCGGATCGGGCTGCACAAGTGGCGCTATGGCTGGCCTTTCAGCTTGGTCATTCCGTCCAACTATGAATACTGTTCGCGATGCATGCGTGGGCGCGTAAGGGATTGGAATGCAACGTGGTACTACACGCCGGAACAGACCCGTAAATTCCTCACTGACGACATGCGTGCACGCGGCGCGGAGATAGTCCCATGACCCTCCCCGCAGAGCTTAGGCAGGAGGCGGATAGGACGATTCAGGTCAGCCACGACGGCGGCGGCATGTACGTGTATCGCTACTACCACGACGAAGCCACACGCGCCCTACTCCACCGGGCGGCGGATGCGTTGGAGTGGCGTGATATTGCGAGTGCGCCGATGGATGGGACGCATGTGCTTGGCGCGAATATTTACCGAGGCGAATACAACAGCATCGGTGAATACTGGATGCCGCCAGCGCGCAAAGAGTTCTGGACTGACGGCGAGTGGCGCGTGTACCCTACCCACTGGCTCCCACTCCCCGCGACGCCGGAGGGGGATCATGGCTGAGCACTCGACGTTCTGGCTGCTGTACGGTAAGTACGGGCCTCACATGACGCTTGATCTATTTCACCGCGAATACTTTGGCGGCATCACGAAACGAACCCTGCAAAACTACATCTGCAACGGGGACGTTCCGAAGCCGACGATCAATGGGCTTATCGACGTGCGCGACGTGGCCGCATGGTGGGACGGGAAGCGCAAGGCCGCGTGACTGGTGTACCGCCACCGCACCAAGCCCCGTCTAACCTATTGACTGATAACGGTAGCCGTCCAATCCATCATGGGCGCTACCGATAGCCTGAAACCCTTGCTGCATATAGGTTTCGGGCTGTTTCCCGTCTTTCCGCTATCACAAATATTCACAGAATAACCCTTGGATTTCACATATCCTCCCGCCCCGGTGTACCGTAGCTGCACCAAGGGGAAGGTGCTGTACCAAGATGGCGGTGATCGAACGAAGGGGGAAGAAGTGGCGGGCGCTCGTGCGCCTCAAGGGCCATCCTACCGCGTCCAGGAGCTTCAACGGGCGCAAGGCGGCAGAGGACTGGGGCAAGGCCACGGAGGACGCGCTGCGGGCTGGGCTTGGCCTTCCCGGCGAATCCCCTACCCTGTCCGCGCTGATCGACAAGTACACGAAGGAAATGGCGCGGTTCAAGCCGCTGTCAGCCACCAAGCGCGGCAACCTGAAACGCTGGGAGGAATCCTTGGGCGGTCGCGAGGTCGGCAGCTTGACCGGGCAGGATGTGCTGGATCATGTCGCGGGTCGGGGCGTGTCACCGGCGACGATGGCAATGGAGGTGGGGTTTCTTGCAGAGGTGCTGGCAGCGGGCCGGTCGTTGTGGGGCATGACCATTCCGGACGTGGTGACAGCTGCGCGTCCGACGTTGCATCGGACGGGGGCGGTAGGCAAGCCGCAGGAACGCGACCGACGGCCTACGCCGGAGGAACTGGAATTGTTGGCGGGGTTCTACCGCTACAACTTCGGCAAGGTGCCGATGCGAGAGCTGATCCCGTTTGCCGTGGATACAGCCATGCGCCTGAGCGAAATCACGGCGCTGCGCTGGGAGGATTACCGCCCCGGCGAGAAACCGACGATCCAGATACGCGACCGCAAAGACCCGAAAAACAAGTCAGGCAACAACCAATGGGTGCCGCTGCTGGGCGAGTCTGCCGCCATCATTGAGCGCCAGCCGCGCAAGGGGTCGCTGATCTTCCCGTGCAAGGGCGACAGCGTGAGTGCGTCATTCCGCCGTGCGTGCGTGCGGCTGGAAATTGCAGACCTGCACTTCCACGACCTGCGCCACCACGGCATCAGCCTGCTATTTGAAGCGGGCTATTCCATCCCGGAGGTCGCTATAGTCAGCGGCCACCGGGATTGGAAGTCACTCAGGCGCTACACGAACCTGAAAGCCGCGAACCTGCATCGGTGACGACCTGGCCGACCGGCTGGGTTAGACGTTGAACACCCGCCGCTCTGGCGGACTCGTGCCCCAACCTGTTTGACCGGTCACGACGAGCGCATCCGTCCACGAAACGCCATCGTCACTCCATTGCAGCCGGAAGTCCTTGGGCGATCCGGTGGGCACGTTCCACGACGCCGTGATCGCGAACTGCACAATGGCGACGGGCGGCGCACCGAATAATGTGAAGTGGAAGCCGAGGAACTCATTTGATGTGCCACCCGAGGAGAGCCAGCCCGTGCCTGTGAAATTTCCATCGAAGGCTTGGTAACTCTCATTCTCTGAATTGACAGCGCTGGAACGGAATATGCGACCGTCGTTGGCGGTAACGTCAGACCCGCCCACGCTGGTCATCATCTCCAATTCAGTCATGCCGCAATACGTGCCTGCACCATCGTTAGCGTCGATGTAAATCCGCCACGCGTTACGAGGCGTGCCGCCACTGGTGACAGCGGGTCGAACCAACCCGATTGCAGATGGCAATGCAATCATGTCGCCGTGTCTCCGCCGAACACGAACACCGCGTCGCTGCCAGAATTGGTGCGGACGTAGACGGAACACATTGCATTGGCACCAGCGGTCTTGAATTGAGACTGGCGATTGACGACGGAGCCTGAGCCGCTTGACGCTATCGTGGCCACGCCAGCGCCCCCTTGCACGATCGTGCAGCAGAACCCTTTGGGTAACGTGGGGTCTGCCGTCAGGGCGATCGATGCGGCATTGGTGAGTTCCACGATCTTTCCGCTATCCGCCGCGACCAGGGTGTATGACGTGCCGGTTTGCGTGTTGATGTTGCCTTTGTAGCCGCTGATTTCATTGAGGTCGGACACAGCGATGCCCGAGCCCTTCAACTGCTTACCGCTCGTGCCATCGAAACGGGGCAGTGTCAGGTCCACCGCGCTTGACGGCCCTTCCACATCACCCCCACCGCTGCCACCCGATGCGACCACAGCCGTCTGGAATCCGCGGCCGTCTACGTATTCCAGCCGCTCACCAGGCTCAAGCTCCTGGGTGATCAGCTTCCTGTGCGTGCCGCCATTGGATACACGAGCGGTGACCGTCATCGCAACGGTGTCGGCGTTGTAGACCGATAGGTACTTTAGTTGCCGGAAGATCGAGCTGGCCGGCGATCCTGCGATCGTGACAGCGGTGGTGCCGTTGGTCGTGTTGTCCGCACAGCCCGGTGCGAACGATGAGCCGTCGTCTGCAATATCAGCCCAACTGGCGAGGATGTCGCCCGGCGTGGTGGTGGTCGCACCACCGAGCAGTATCTGCAGGGTGTGGCTACTGTCGAGGAGAATCATTTAGCACCTCATGGAAATGCGCGCCATCAAAGCGCCGGCGGGAGTTCCGCCGAGGTATGGCAGGTCGTTGTAGTGGGTGACGCCATCACCAAGCTTCGACTTGCCGGTATCGGTTTCGAAGATCAGCTCACGCGCCAGCGGGATCTCGTTGAGGGCCGCAATCGCAGCAGCGGTACCGCCGCGCACCAGGAATCGATACAGGGCCATCAGGTGATCTCCCCGCCGTCGATGATTTCATCGGTGGGCGTGTAGGTAGCCGCGGTGATGGCCGTCGTTACGGTTCCTGCGGGCGGCGTGTACGCGAACGTGCGCTCGTGTCGCTGCAGACTTTCCCCAGCCTCGTTGATGGAGTAGAGCTGCACAGTCACATCGCCGGTGTAGTCCAGCACGATGGCCGCGACGGCCCCAGCAATATCCAGCTTTTCCACCAGCAACGCATCGGCGTCGTCCAGTACGCGCACCGCGTAGCGCGTCTCGGTATCCGGACCCACGTTGCCCACCATCGTGTCCACCAGCTGGTCCGCCTGCAGGACGCGATCGCGATGAGCCCACGTGAGGTTGAACGTCTCTGAGACCGCCGGAGGGTATGGGTCGCCATCGATCTGGACATTGCCGGGCGGATAAGGAAGCGCTGCCCGCCCAGCCATCACCGTAGAAACAGAAAACGCCAACGACTCAGCGAGTTTGCTGGACGACGTGCGCGACAGATATTTGGCGCGCACCGTCTCGCCCAGCACGTACTCACGGCTGTCCGTTCCACGCCACTCGTCATAGAACCAGATGCGTTCACCGGCGGCATGCGACCAGGGGATGGTGTCAGCACAACCTCGGCCGAGGCTGATCGTCCCTGCTTCTTTGTCAAGCGCGTCGACGCGGGTGATTTCGTCGCCCCACAGTGCGGCCGTACCTACCGACACCCGCGACAGATCCACGCCATCGCTAAGCGTGAATTCCGTGTCCAGCGGATCCGCTGCCTCCACCACCAGCGCGTGCGGGCACCACTCGGCTAGGCCGTGGCTGTCGTACTCTTCGCCGGCGGCCGCCGTCAGCAGCTCGTAGTTGCGCCCGCTGGTAGGCCGTGCCGCCAGACTGAGGATGTAGCCTGCATCATCGGCCATCGCGGAGAGCTCAGTCGTTGGCATCAACGCCGCCAGCTCCACATAGGGCGCTTCGATCAATAGCTGATACGGCGATCCGGTGGGCGGTGTCGCGGTTGATTCACTCGGCTGGCCAACCACATAACTGGTGCTTGGCATGCTGAAAACATCCTGCACGGCCACCAGCGGTATCGCCCCCGATCGCAGCGTGCCGGTGTCGATATCGCCGACCATGCAAACCATGTCCGCAATGCCGCGCTTGGGTGCCTGCAGGCGGAAGTAGGTGCCGATGCGCCACGCGTGCGGGGTGCGGTTGCAGACTTCTTTGTAGCGCTTGAGCGGCGTGGCTTTTTTGCGCAGCTCGCGTTCGGCAACACGCAGAGCCAAGGTCTCGTAAGGAATCTCGGGGAACTTGATCGTCTCGGAAATGATAGTGCCCGTTGCCTGGATGGCACCAAGGGCATGCACCGGTGCCGTGCTGCGGACTTCCTTGGCGACGGGGTCGAACCACTCCACCACCACCTGGTTGACGGCGTCATCGATGAGCGTGGGCTCTTCCTGGAATTCCAGGATGTCAGAGTCCGCGAGGATCGGCAGATCCTCCAGCACGTATTCGCCGCGGATAAGGTCCAGGTACCACTGCCCATTGACGCGGCTACGGCTGCACGAAGCAGCGATCACCGTGCAAATGCGCTGGCGGAACTCCTCGACAGTCTCTGCATCGGGGTCGTACTCGGTGCACACGGCAAAGCTTTCGCTGTGCAGCGTATCGGCCGCGCCGCGGAAGCTGGCATCGTTGATCAGCTCGACCGGTTCGCCTTGCATGAACTGCGAAGCCAGGGAGTCATAAACGATGTGCGCCGGGTTGATTCCACGGGTTTGGAAAGTGCGGTTGTCGAACGTCAGCCCACCCGCCACTTGGCCAGAGCCTACGGCCAACGTCGATTCCACCCAGTTGACACCGTCAAAGCTTTCCCACGTCGCATCGGTGGTGCGGAAATAGAATCGATCAGTGGCGAACTGCAAGGCGTTGGTCACCGGCAGGCCGCTCATCACAACACCAGAGGCCAAATTCCACGTCGTGCTGGTTCGGTAGATCAGAAGGCCGTTGTCGGTCGAGGCAACATATCGCTTGACGCCGTTTACCACCGCGTACGCAAGACCGTTGATGTAATCCGCACCAGGCAGGCTGGGTAATGTTTCCGGAAGAGAGAATTCAACGCCGTCCGTGGTAGTCACGATCTTCGGCGTGTTGAACACCGTAGTGTCCGACCCGGCCAGCATGAAGGTTCGGTCACCCCACACCATCATGATTCCGTAGCCCCCGTAGATCCCACAGTCGGGCCCAGGAGTCCACGGCCCGGCGGCCTTGCTGGCATGCCAGATCGTGTTGTCGGAATGGCAGCTTGCCAACACCAGGTCTTGGCTGCACGCGAAGCCAGCCGCCGCAGGGGCCTCTGGCTCCGGGTCGAGAATAATGTTCTCGCCTTCATCTATCGATCGGTAAACCCCGTAAAGACCGCCGGGGAACATGATCGTGTCGTCGAAATAGACCAGGTTCCCTGGACCACCCACATGACCAAGCGAACCAACGCTCGATGTCCAATTCAGATCGGCACTGTCTGCCCATTCGGCACCGCCCGAGTTCGCCCGGATGTAGCGCCGCGGTGTGGCGATCATCTTATGGAATCCGTCGCCACCGAGGCCGATCCATTCGCCTGTGTGATCGACATACTGTCCGGCCGCGCTGACAGCAGTAACCAACGTGCCGCTATCCACGCCCGCTACACCGATGGTCGCCTTCTCCGGATACCAGCACTCGTCCTCATCCCACCCTTTGAGGATCCGTTCCAGCTTGAAAGACGCCGGCTTCGGGTACGGGTTCATCGCGCCATAGCGACCGCGCTTGAACACGCCGCTGGCCTTGGCACGGAACGCTGACGTCTCCGCCATGTGCGTGGCCAGGTACGCATTCACGTCCTGGTCCTGCTCGCCGAACATCACATCGAAGTCGCCCTGGATGCCGCCCTCTGAATCGGTACCGCCCCACAAATCCGGCGCATCGATGAGGATCGTGCCGCTCTCGGTCAGCCGACCTTCCCACGCCGGCCGATCGCCGCCACGGAACTGCAGGAACGCATCGATGGGGGCCTGGCACCAGCCGAAATGGATCAGCGGGCGATACCAGTAACCGACGGTCTGCTTCTTGCTACTTCCCACGGTCAGCCCCCATGCGTTTCGCGTGCGCGACCAGCTCGACCATGCGGCCGTCGCCCGTGGCCAGCAACACTTCAGCATCGAGGCCGTTACGCAGGAATTCCGACCAGTCCAAGTTGTGACGCGCCGCGAAGGCGCGGCCGCCTTTGGCGCACCAACCCAAGCTGCGGGCATGCTCCATCCGCACGATCATTTCTTGCCGCCTTTCTTCTTGATGGGTTCCGGCGGCTCGTCGGTGTTCCAGCCCAGGATGATCGAGTCGTCCACCCACACCGTGCCGTAGATGCGGATGACAGACTTGCCGTCCTGCACTACCGGCACACTGCCCTTCTGCGGCTTGGGCCCTTCCACCTTCGGGCGCATTGCGTAGCTGATCAGTGCGGCCACGATCATGATGATCAGCTGCACCCACCACACGAACGCCTTGACTACTGGCACCTTGTCCGTTGGCATATCAGGCGCGCTGGCGAGGACGTAGCTTTCCACCAGGCTGAAGTGCATGGACAGCATCACGGCCACCGTGATCAGGATGGCCAGGCCGAAGGCGACCAGGCGCAGCTGCTCGTGGTACTTGTCCTGCATCCAATAGCGCAGCGTCCAGCCCGCCCATTGATAGCGCTTGACGGCACGTTGCAGGAGGCTCGTGATCACCAAACTGGCACCCCGGACATGACGTCCTTGTTCGGCAGGTTCTTGGCGCCGCCGTAGTTGGGACTGTTGTCGAACTCGGCGCACGCCGCTTCGTTGTGTGCACAGCCGGGATAGGCGGTGACATCGAGCGCTTCCAGCAGATCGCTCGCACCGTAGTTGACGACGATCACGTCACCCGTGTGGGCCATGATGGTGCGGAAGTCTTTCAGGCCGTCAGCGCGTGTCCACTCGATGAAGCCGCCAGATAGCCGGCCGGTGGGCAACGTGGCAAATGCCGCCGCCGTCACCATCAACCCAGACACGTCCTCTACCGTGGCAGGCACCGCATGCAACGCCTTGTCCACGTTGCACATGCCGTGGCCCTGTGAGTACACCGGCACGTCGCAGCCGCGCTGCCACTTGCGCTGCATGCCGCTGCGCTTGGCCGAGCGGTGCGAGGGATGGCAGGTGAGCGTGCACTTGGTGTCGGTGAAGCTGGGCGACAGCACGCGGCCGGTCCACTCGATCGCCGCCTCATCGTCGCCGTAGTGCAGGGCCATGCAAGTCACGGTGATGCGATCGCTCGGCGGGAATGGACGCCAGTTGTCGCCCAATGGTTGGGTGGACGGCACGTCCACGGCCAGCGGGTTGAGCTGGTACGGGAACGTGATGGTCAGGTTGTTCTTGGCCGCTTCCATGCTCTCGCGGATCGCCCCACGTGCGATCGCAGCAGGCAGGAAGGTTTCATCGCCGAGCACGATCTCGCGATCGGCGCTGGTGTAGCGCCACACCAGCGTGCCGCGAGTGAAGCGGAACAGGTGCACGGGCTTGCCGCCCCAGCGGCTCAGCTCGAAAATGCTAAAGCTCATGCGACACCGCCCGGAACGTCAGCTCGGTTTGCACCGTGTCGTGGTTCCACCAGGTCAACTTGTTGACGTCGGTGTCCTGCCGGCATAGCGCCATGAAGGACACCACGGCCACGTCGGCCGCCGCGAAGCCGGTGGCAATGGAGCTGTCCAAGGTAAGTCGCTCAACACTGCTGCTCAGCTCTTCGGCATCCGTGATGCGGCGGTACAGCACGGTGCCGTTGTGCAGTTTGATGCGCAGGTCGCGGCGGTTCACCGACAGCGGCCATCCGGAAAACCCGCAGTGCTCCACATCGAGCGAGGTGGCGCCGTTGGCTACCGTGGCCACGATGCGCATGTCCTGCGCCTGCGATGGCACCCAGATCGGCGACCAGCGCCCGCACAGTGCGAACAGCAAGCCGCGGAACGCGGCGATGGTGCTTCTCCCTACGAGGGTGAAGTTCATTGCCAGCTTGCCCAAGGGAATGCCGACCAGGTCGAACATGGCCACGGGCCCAGTGCCTTCATCCTCAGTAAGCAACCGGCGCTCCGGTACGAACTCCGGGTCGCTGGACCAGGTGGGCGTCCACTCCAGCACCGGCGCGGTGCGGTACGTGGCGTCGCCGGCGTCGGGCGTTTCCTCGAGCGGCTCTTCCAAGCGGAACGCGACCTGGTAAGGCGCGGCGTCGCCGGTGAACCGGCTGAGGCTGGGCATGGTGTCCAGGCGTGCCACGCGCAACGGGATCACCCGCGTGCCTGCGCCCCATGCGTAGGTGGTCGGATCCACGAGGGTCAGCGCGGATCCGCTCACTGCATCGAGTGCAACCACTTCGAAGTGCCGCAGGTCGGCTGCGATCAGCAGCGCCTGGCCACCAGCGACGAAGCGCAAGGTGGCGGTGTCGATCGGCACGCTGGTGCTGGCGGCGGAGAGCGGCGCGGAAAGACGCGTCACGTCCATCACCAGCGGTGCGAGCCACTGCCCTGCCCCGTTGGCGATGAGCAGGGTTTCCAGCCAGCGCCGGTTGCGTGCAGTTTCCAGCCCGCCGAAGGACACCACGGTGCGTGGCGCTTCACGCAGCTTGCGTGTCTGCTCCGGGCCCGTGGTGGCGGGCAGCACATCGGTGAGCCAGGTCAGCTGCTCGGCGACCGTGCCGCCGGCATTGAACGTCCAGGGAACGGGATCCGCCATCAGCTTTCACCCTGGTTCAATCCGGCCCAGCCTTCACGAACATGGGTAAGAATTACGCGGCCGCCCGCAGCGCTGGCCATCGCGTCTGCAATCGCGGCCTCGCCGATCGCGACTATGGGTGTGGTGACGAGACCATCGCTGCTGCCCGCTTTCAGCTGCGCCTGGAGAGCGGCTTCCTGTTGTTCGGTGCGGATGCGCTCGCCTTCCATCAGGATGGCCGGCACTTCGCCTGGGCGCAGGCCGGCGATGCCTCCGTCGTGGTAGCGGGGTGCAGCACCGAACACCATCGGATTAATGCCGTGACGTGTCATAGTCAACGCGCCCACGGTGCCGCCACCGTGCGCAGCGCCGAAGCTGCCCAGCGTGTTGGCGATCATCAGCGACGTGGCCGCTGCCTGCAGTTCCTTGGCGGCGCTGCTGAGGCTGGTGGCACCGAATGTAATGACGCCGCCGGCAAGGGCCGTGGCGGTGGCGGCACTGCTGAGCTTGGTGGCGCCGGCAGCGACGTCAGCCTCATCACCGCTGCCGCCCTTGTTGAACAAGCTACTGATCGCGCCGACGATCTTCTTCGACACGGCCGTGGCCGCCATCTGATACATGGCGTCGGCAAAGTTTGCGCCCAACGCAAGGACGGCTTCACCAGCGCTCATCGCTTCGTTCTTCAGGTCCGAGAAGAACGTCATCAGCGAGGACTGGCCCGCGGACTCGACGTCCTGCTTCCACTGGTTCTGCGACGCGACGATGTTGGCGATGTCAGTGTTGATGCCTTGCAGGGTCAGGCGTGCGGCGTCCGCCTCCATGCTGCCTGGCGCGAGCGTGGCAAGATATTCCAGCGTGGACTGGCGTGCGGCGGCCAGCGTGATGATTGCTTGCTTGCGTGCTGCCTCGAGCTGGCGCTCGCCTTCCAGGCTGCTGAGCATGCCAGCGGACACTTGGGCGGAGATGGATGTCTCCGTGCCCTGCAGCGAGCCGGTGGCTTCGCCCACCTTGCTTTCAATCTGGTCCAGCTGCGCTTTGGCGGCCAGGCGCTCGATGAGGTTGCGCACCATGGCGGCACCGGCCTCATCGCTGGCTTTTTCCAGACGGCGGAACAGGTCCAGGTACTCTTCTTCCAGCTGCGCACGTGCCGCGCGGCCGGTCTCGCCATCGAGCTCGAGCAGCTTGATCTTTACCTGGCCGAGGTCTTTGGCGAGATCCTCCTGTTCTTTCAGGCGCTCGGCTGCTGCCTTCTCTTCTTCCTTGCGCAGGCGCTCTGCCTCTTCGCGCAGCTTCTTCAGTTTGGCAGCGGCGTCGCTGTCTTTGCCACCTTTGTCGCCTCCGCCAGCCAGCAGTTCTCGAATGGCTTCTAACGCAGCCTGACTGGCTGGCTTCACGCCTTCGGCAGCGGCTGTCAGACCTTTGGTGTCGGCTGTGGCCTGTTGGGTTGCGTCGCTGAACATCTTGCCGACTTGCGCGATCTCGCCGGCGGCGTCACTCACGCCATCCTTCATCAAGCTGAAACCGCTACGGATGCCGGCCAGATTCGCCTTGGCATCGCCCGCCACATCCTTCAACGAACTCTGGAACGCGCTGAACACCGCCAGCGGGTTGGCGCCGGACAGCAGACTCTTGGCGGATGCAGCCACCGCGCCGAGCGTCTTGCCCAGCGTGCCAGCGACCACATTGGAAACACGAAGAGCCGTGTCACCCAGGAACGCCAACACGGTGGCCGCACCTTCCACCACGTTCTTGACGATGATGGCACCAGCTGCCACCACCTTAAACACGCTCGCAAGGAACTTGCCGCCTTCCGCTGCGAAGTTTGATTGCTGCCCTGCGTTCGCGGCTTCGGCGGCATAGCCTGCCACCGCAGGGATGAGGTGCTTAGCCGTCTCGTTGGCCACCCCGGTCAATGTGCCTTTCAGAAGATCCAGGTTGTCATTGAACTCACCGGCCGATGCAGCAGCAGCCTCGCTAATGGTGTTTCCGGTGGCGTCGGCTTGCTTGCCGTATTCCTCCAGCTGCTTGCGGCCCTCGATCAAGACCGGTATCAGGTCGCCGCCAGACTTGCCGAACAGCTTGACCGCAAGTGCTGCGCGCTCCGGACCATCAGGCAGGCTGGCGAAGACGTCAGCCAGGTCCAAGATGATCTGTTCGGTGGGCCGGAAGTTCTTGGTGCCGGCTTCGAAAATCTCGACGCCTACCTTTCCTATCAATCCCGAGTTGGCCACCAGCTCTTTGTTGAACGTCTTGAATCCGGTCTGCAGGCCCTCAAGTTCCACGTCGCTGAACTTTGCTGCGAACGCCAGGCGTGACAATGCTTCGGTGCTGACGCCCGCAATGCGCGCCACTTCGCCGATGCGATCAGCGCGATCGAACGCCGCGAACAGCGCCTGCACGCCAGTGGCGATACCTCGGATTCCAATGTATGCGCCCGCCAGATTCACCAGCTCCGCACGCACCTTGCCGATGCCGGCAGCCCATTTGGTCGTGTCCGGAGTGGTCTGTGCTGCTTCCTTCTTGACCTTCGCCAGCTCGCCGCGCAGCAAGCCGAGACCCTGCTTGATATCAGCAAGGTCTGCGGAAATGCGTACGCGGAGATTTGCAGCCGGTTGTGCCATGTCAGTCGCTCAAGCCCTTGAGGTATTTCGTGAACGGGTTTTTTTCGTATTGCGACGCACGCAGGTTGATCACGTCATCCAGCAACCGGCGCTTGCGTGCACGATCGGCTGCCACGGTGAACGCCCGAAACTGCGCGAGCGTGTAACCCTTGATCTCTGTCAGTGAATGGCCTGCGCCGATGAGGTGCTGGATGCTGTCGGACCAATCCCAGCGGATGACCTTGCCCGCGCCTCCAGCAGCACCGCGAGCTTCCGGGAAAAAAAATCCTTGTTGACCTTGATGATTGAATGCACCAGCTCCACGAACTTCGACAGGTCTTCACCTGGCGCACCTTCAAGCCACGCACGCTCACGGCCCGTGGCCAGCGCAGCAGCTTCGAAGATGTTGTCCGCGTGGTCCGCCAATAGGTCGACCAGGAACTCGAGCTCGCGCGTCTCGCTTTGGCTTGAACGCCCGGAGTTGAGCAACAGCTCCATCACCGGATTGATCAGCCTGGTGAACTGCGGCAGCTGCCCAATGGTGAGCGGCTTGATTTCAAGCCGCTCACCCCGGTAATTGACCGCCGTGCTGGCCGGGTCAATGACGTTCAGGTCATCCACACCTTGCATCACTCTTCCTGCTGCCAGTTGAAGTAGCCAGACACGGCGGAGCTGGTCGCCTTTGCGGCGTCGTACACAAGCGAACCGGAAACTTCACCTACGCCGTACTCTTCACCCAACAAGCCGAAGCTTGAAATCACGCCGCCGCTGACTTTGTGCGCACGCAGGTCCACTCGCTTACCGCTGCGCGCTTCATTTTCGCCGCGGAACTGCATCTCGTAGAACTTGCCGGAGGTGACGGCACCTTCCACATGTTTCGCGGCAGCACGCGTGTACTCGACTTCGAAGTTCGCAGCACCGGCAACCGGGTCAGGAATTGCAGACGTTGCCGGAACGTAGAGCATGCCGCGGTCAACCGTGTAATCGGTGCCGAGCACATACGGAGTACCGCCACCCACCGGCTCCACCGACGCGACAGCCGTTGCGATGTACTTCAACGGAACGTAGCCACCCTTGTAGCCCACGACCGCTTCAGCGGGGACGGAACCGGCAGCGATCGAACTGGCGATACCGCGAGTGCAGCGGGCAAAGTTCTCGGCGTTGAAGCTGTGAAAGCTGTAGTTCAGCTGCCAATCCGAGACGCGATCGATACGGTTCATGATGCCACCGCCCGGATTCTGGTAATCCGGAAGCTGTAGCGTGTTCGTTTGTGGGGCCAAGGCGAATGCCGAGCAGTTCCCGACGGGGAGCATCGGCGCGGCGGCGCCCCACTCACGGATCAGGATGATGCCGCTGCCCACATAGCTGTAATCAGGTGCGTCCATTGTTGCTTACCTCTGGTTGTGATGCCGCGGGGCGGCGGATTGAAACGGTTAGCGAATCGGGATGTGGCTGGTGTAGCGCAGCACCGCGCCCACCCAACCCTGGCCGGGCTCGGCGATGACGGGCTGCATGGACTGGTATTGCGGAAAGGTGATGCGCTCCGGATAGCGGAATTGCTGATCGGCCATGGCGCGCTCGACGTCATCCAGCACCAGGTCCAGGCGCGCCTGCGCATTGCCTTGCGCGGCCGGCACCTTGACGATCACAGCGACGGTGGTGAGGCGATGCGTCTTGATGGCGGCCGGATCCGTTGCGCGGGTCTGCGCTTCCACCATCACGCCGACACCTGCCAAGGCGTCCGCAGCGATCTGGCCAGGCTCACCCGTCACCGTGTTGCCGGCGTCGGTGTGGTAGCCGCCAGCCACGGTGATGCGCTCCAGGCAGGCGAGGACGGCGGTCTTGAGGTCGGCGCGACTAGACACGGGTCACCACCCATCGGCTGATGGATTCATCGCTGCGCACTTCCGCATCCAGCATGAAGGACTCGCCTTCCACCGCCACCGTGCCACCACGCGACGGCGACACCTGGGCACGCTGGAAGGTGACCAGCGTGTACAGCGTGCCCACCGGCGCCGCGTCGTCGCCGTAGTCGCGCACGTTACGGTCGACCAGCACATCGCACGCGGTGGTGCTGAGGCTGTCGGCCGTGGTGTACATGGCGGCATCCGCCATGCCGGCGTCGATGAAACTGGCAAAGGCGCCGGCGTCGAAGTCGCGCAGGAACTCTTTCTGGCTCATGCCTTCCCCCTGAACTTGGAGGTCTGCACGGCTTTCTCCAGCTCGCGCTGGAAGTGAAACGGCATCAGCTTGTCCCAAGTGCGCTGGGCATACGCGAAGATGTTGTAGCGCGGCGTGTAGCTGGTGCGGTTGACGAAGATCAGCAGCGACCGCACGCCACTGCCGAAGCCGGTACGCAAGCGTTCGTAGATGCCGGGCAGCATGCGACCGCGGGGCTTCTGGATGGCGAAGAACTCGCCACCACGTTCGCCCTTCTTCGCGGCACGCTTGCGGCGACGGTCGCGGCTGTTGTCGGTTTCGTTCTGCAGCGCATCGTTGCGCGCACCCAGCTGCGATAGGACCTTGTTGATCTGGCCTTTCTGGATATTGCCGTTGGCATCCAGCTGCGCGCCTTTGCCTGGCACGGCGAACATTCCGGCAGGCATCACGCCCTTCGCCTGCAGCAACACCTCGAGGCCTTTCTTGCGACGCGTCCCGCCTTCCACTTGTGGCAGCAGGTACTTTGCCGGCGCGGTGCCGTTGGTCGCTTCATCGCGCAGGAAGACTTCGGCGTACAGCTTGTTCTTAGTGGCCTTGCGGTACTGCGCCGCGTTGACGGTCAACGACACCGGGTTATCGAACACCCGCGGCGCTTCCTTCTTCCAAGCCTCGCGCACGCCGAAGGCGGTCGCATTGACCGCCTGCATCACCGCGAACGGCAGGTTCTTCTGCTCGATCTCGGTGAAGTGCCGGTTGAGCATGTCATCGGCGTCGACTTGGATCTTGATCAGGCTCACGGGGATGCCCCCACTTGCCATGCGCTGCTGTTCCAGAACTTCAGCACTCCAGTCACCCAGGCACTGCCGCTCCACGCTTTCAGCGGCTTGGCCACAAAGGCGCTGCCGTTCCAGTGCTTCAACAGACCGCTACTCACCGCGGCCGGCTCGAAGTAAGCCGCCGGCAAAACCAGCGCACCGCGCCAGCCGTAACGGGAACCATGGACAAGGGCAGCGCGCATCAGCCGTGCACCAACTTGCCGCCGCCACGGACTGTGCCGGTGGTCGTGGTGCTGGCAATCTGCACCGGGAACAGAGAGGAACTATTAGCAATCAGCGGGAAGCCAAGCGCTGCCCAGTCGAAGATCTCCATCTTGTTGGCCAAGGGGAGCGGCATAGTCAGGCGAGGACGCGTTGCAGTGAACCCGAAGCTGCCGGCCGTGCCGGTGGTCGCAGACAGCGTGACCGAATCAATGTCGCGGATATAGAGTCCCGACTTGGCAGCAGGTATCAGCGAGTTCAGAGGAATCATCAGCGAAGCGCGACGCGTGGCCGCGAGCGAAAGCGCCGTCAGATTGCCGCTGCTGCCATCGTTGTACGTGACCGCGATCGTGGCCGTGACCGCCGTGCCACCCGTGTCGGTGTACCACTCCATGAACCATTGGATGTCGGAGTAGTTAGAGTCACCAATGCGCGCCGCAAGGTTACCCGTGCCGATGTTGGCGTGCACGTCCAGGTTGACAGTCTGTGCGGTGGCCAAAGTTCCGTTCAGGCCGCCCATATGCATGAGGCGGTCGTGAATTTCTATAGTGACGGCGCTGTTGCTGCACATCGCGTTCGACCACCCGCCGTACGTCGTAGCCGGTGCTGTCTGCTGTGCGAAGTTCATCGCTCCAAGTAGCGTGTTGTCGCACACCGCTGCCGCGGCCGGAATTGCACCCTGCCCCGGCTGACCTGTCGCACGGAAAAGGCTGTGGTACTGGCCAGCGGCTGTATTTGACAGCGAAGCCTTGTCCAGGATGAAGCGCGTGGCATTGTTGCCAAGCGCGCCGACCACTCCATCGAGCGTTGCAATGGTCATCAGTTCGTGTCCAGCCAGAGTTGATTGACCACTGGCGATTCCGGCGGCGTAGTGCCGACCGTGATCACCGTGCCGGCAGCACCGGCTGGTCCAGTTGCACCAGCCGCGCCCGTAGCGCCTGCTGCACCGGCCGGACCCTGGATACCCTGAATCCCTTGGATGCCTTGCGGGCCTTGGTCGCCGGTGTCGCCCTTCGGGCCAACCTCACCCTGCGGCCCGGCCGCGCCGGTTGTCCCCGCCGGCCCGGTGTTGCCTGCAGGGCCCTGGATGCCCGTAGCGCCCGCCGGCCCCTGCGGGCCGACTTCGCCTTGCGGGCCTGCGGCCCCGGTAGCACCGGCAGGACCCGTGTTGCCTATCGGCCCTTGGCTACCTGTTGCCCCTGCCGGGCCTTGGGGACCCGCGTCGCCTTGGGGCCCGGCCGCGCCGGTGGCGCCCACTGGCCCAGTGTCGCCGACTGGTCCCTGGCTGCCCGTTGCACCTGCCGGTCCCTGCGGTCCAACGTCGCCCTGCGCACCGGCGGCCCCGGTAGCGCCGGCAGGACCAGCAGGGCCTTGTGCGCCCACCAGGCCGGACAGCAAACGGAGCACGACTGCCGGACCTGCCGTGCTGATCGTGGACCCATCCTGCATGGCCACGAGCTCGCGACGGCTCACGACCTGCAGGGCTACGCTGTCCTGCTGCACTTGCAGTGCGATGTTTTCCTGATGCAGGCGAATGCGAAGCGCGCTCATGACGTCACGCCCCACACGATGTTGAAGACGAACTTGTCGGTGCGCTGCGGCACGCCATCGGGCCGCGTCAGCACGACGTCGGCCACCGCCCGTGCCACCTCTGGCCACGCGGCCGTGGTCACGGCAGGCACCAGGATGCGCGCCATGCCCTGCGCGGCATCGATCCACTGCGCGACACCCGTGGCCAGCACGTCACCCACCACGGTGCCGTTGAACTGCTTGATGTCGCAGTCAATGGTCCAGCCGGTGAAATCCAGCGTGCCGTCCTGGTCAACCTCGAGGACCAGGGAGAGCGCATCACCAGGCGTGGCAGTGATATCGGTCTGGATCACGGCGTCGCCACCGTGCCTTGCTTTGCGCTTATCGCCTTGAGCTTGGCATTGCCACGCTCGATCGCGGCGCGGCGCTGTGCGGCCACGTCGAAGCACATGGAGATCGGGCCTTCTGCTATTGGCTCCGGACGTGTGAGCACGGCGTCGATCGGCACGTACACGCGCCGCTCAACCACCTGCACGACGGGCGTAACAGCGCCACCGGCAGGCGGCAGGTCTGGCTTCGCGTTGCGGCCACAGGCGGCCAGCAGTGCGATCGCCAAGAGGATCAGTAGTGCTCGAATGCCGGACATACCGCCTCCACCTGTTCAAGGGCGCGAGCGCAGTCCGCAACGCGGCTCTGCACCTGGTAGCGCGTGGTGAATTCCTTCAGCGTCCGCTCGGCCGCCGCGGTCTCACGCTCGGCGATGGCCTGCGCTTGGGCGGCCTGCGTGCGCACTTCCGTGGCCTGGTCCTGCGCCAGCTTCAATTCCGCCTGCAGCTGGCGGAAGCTGGTGCTATAGGCGGCGTTGGCGGCGGCCAATTCGTCAGCGCGAACCTTCCACGCCTCACGCTCGGTGACCGTGCTGCGCTGTGCTGCTTCCGCAGTGGCCCGCTCAGCGTTGGCCGTGTCGACCCGCGCACCCTGCACAAAAAGGGTGACGGACAACGCGACCACGACCACCAGCAGTACGCCGATCGCGTACAGCAGTGGCTTGACGCTGAGCTTGGCCAGGATGCTCATGACGGATCAGGCGCCCGCTTGACCGGCTTCGTCAGGCAGGTCCGGCAGTTTGATGCTGGGTAGCCCCTGCCCTTTCAATCGCAGCAGCAGATAGAACCAGCTCATCAGCTGCAACGCCTGGCCGGCTGAAGGATCCGCGAGCAGGCTACCGAAGCGCTCCTCGATAAAGTCCACCTGCGTAGCGGCCCAGCCCAAAAGAGTCACCAGGTAATCGCCCAGCACCATGCCGAGAGCAGCCAGCCACGCGGTGTAGGACTTCCATGCACGGGCCAATGGCACGGCACCCTTCTGGGTGAACTTGTCGTAGAAAAAATAGGCCGCTGCAACCAGCAGGACCAACAGCAGGGTGAAGAAGAGTTGCATGTGTGGATCCTCAGTTGTCTTCGGCGGCGAACCGCAGGTTGCTGGCGATGCGGCGCATCCAACCCGCGCCGTGCACTTTCCAGTTCTTCAGCCGCGTCATGAACTCGATACGGTCTGCGTTGAATCGATACGCGATGTCGTTTCCATCGGTGGCGCGGATGGCGGCCAGCGTCATGGCGCCGATCATTCCGTCATCGGCAACCTTCACGGCCCGCTGCAGCCAGCGCGTCGCCTGGGCGATGCCGCTGTTGACTGCACCGTCGAGCAACTGGAACGCAACCACTGGCGCCAACTTGTCGCACTTGGCGGCTGCCCAGAAATCGCGGCGGTAGATCGCAATGGCCTGATCGCGTGTCAGGTTCTTGATATCCAGGTTCGGATACGTGTTGGCGGCAATGCCGAACTTCGTGCCCTTCAACTGGCCAACGCCCACACGCCCGCCCGTCCAGTTGCCTGGATCGCGAGCGTCATTGGTGTAGCCGCCTTCGTGCGAAAGCAGCCGGTCAATGAAGAGGGGGAAGCGGTCGGTCATGGAGTCTTCTGTGCCTGTTCGACGGTGTTGACGCGGCGTTCTATTTCGGTGATGCGCCAGACAAGTCCCGCGTTGACGGTCTCTTTCAGTACACGCACGTCCGCAGTCAGCTGCTGGACTTCGCGACTGATGTCGGCCTGTGCGTTGCCGTTCTCGCGTGTCTCGTTACGAATATCCAGCAGCACCATGCCGCCGAGAAAACTGATTGCTGACAGAAACAGAGGAACACCGAAGCGCGTGATCGCCTTGGCTAACGTGCTCTCTGTGGCCTGCTCGATGTTCATGTGTTGCTCGCTCATCGCCCCTGTCCGACTACTTGGTAAAAAAGGACCCACCACCGCACGCGCCACCCGGGCATCTGCGTGCGGTGGTGGCCTAGGCGGTTACGCGGTGACGGTCGAGTTGCCCGGAGTCAACTTGATCGTGCAGGCGGTCTCGGTATTCAGACCGGCCACCCATGCGATCGCACCGCCCATGACATCGCCGCTCGCGCCGACTGCAGCGCTGTCGTCGAACGCGCCTACGCCGCTGCCGGCGCTTACGTCGAACAACAGCTTCTCGCCCTGTGCGAATACGGCCGCCGAGACCTTAGGCACGCCACTGAAGACGCCTTCAATGGCCACGCTGCCGGTGGCACCATTTGCTAATGCCACCAGCGCTACACCAAGGGTGCCGGGACCGACTTTGACCACCTGGCCGGACGCGACTGCGACGCCGGTGCCGTTGGTCCATTGGATGACATCGCCATCCTGAACAAAGTTTTTAGCCATGACTCTTGCTCCTAGAAATTCGAAAGGTTGGGATCAGCCGCCGCGATGGATGCGGCGGTGACCGGAGGGCGTGTGGATCAACCGTTGCGCTGGGCGCCGCGGTAGTCGATGGCCGCCACGCCGTAGTCGAGGCGAGCCTTCCAGCGCGAACCGTCGACCGAGAAGCCTTCTTCCTGGTCCAGGAACGGAGCGTCGTTGCCTTCCAGGAACGCGACCTCGAGCACCGGCGCGTCGCCCGGATCCGCGAAGAGGTACCACTTGGTATCGGCAATGCGAGGGCTGTCGACCACGTCGGTGAAAAGACCGCGGATGACGTTCGGCTTCTGCAGCTTGTTGGCCGTATCCGGGTCGTACTCCGCGCTGTTCAGCACGCGGGCGGTGCTGCCGTAACCCAGGCCGCTGAGGAACACGGAGGGGCGCAGGTCCAGGAAGTCGTTGCCGCTGACGTCCTTTTGCTGGGCCAGCTTTACGCGGGCTTCATCGACCGTGGTCACGGTGGGCGCGGCGCCTGCGTTGAGGTTGCCGTGCTCATTGGCAAACAGCGCGAAGCCATCGCCCATGACCGGGTTGCTCGCCAGCAAGGCGTACACGTCAGCTTCGACCGTACGGGACGCGGCACGGCCCAGCATGGTGGCGGCACCAATGAAGGCACCAAGGTCATCGTTGATGATGGCTTGGCGCGACAGGTTGATGATGTTGCCCTTGGTACCGGCCGTGATGCTGGCCTTCTCACCGTCCGGGATGGACTTGTTTTTGAACTCGCCCAGCTCGGTCAACGCGTCCAGGTTGCCGAGGCTACCAACGCGGTAGCGGTTGTGGGCGCGGAAGTCGCTCACCTGGCCACGTGCGCAGAAGCGCTGCCACGTGTCAGGCGCTACGGCGTAGCCCGCCTGCAGTGCTTTGTGCATGGCGATCTCGAGCAGCACCGGGAAATCGCTGGTGCCCTGGGTGAAGGCACGGCCGATCATCTCAAGCGCGGAGAGGCCATCAGTGCGCACACCGATGCGGGTCAGGCAGTGGCGGCCCAGTTCACGTAGCGACATGCCGCGTGCCGGGTTGGCACCGTCCACCGCATAGCGGCTGCGGGTGGTGGGATTGACCACCATGGCCCGTGCCAACAGCGACTCGGCGGCAGCATTGCGGAACTTGTCGGCTTCGTCTTCGCCGGCCTGCACGCGGTTGAGGTTGCCGCCGGCAGCCGCGTCACGCGTCGCCATGTCGTCCAGGATCAGGCCGCGCACGGTTTCCACCGAGTGTCCTGCACGAATGAACTCGGCAGCACGCTCGGTGAAGCCATGGCGGGTGCAGAGCTCGACAATCTCTGCCGAACGCGTGGTCTGCTGGTTGCCGTCTTCAGCGCTGGCGGGAGCCGACGCAGCAGGGGTGGTTTGGGAATCCGCCTCGGCGGCGGCGCGGGTGGCAGCAGCTGCTGCAGTAGCGGATTGAGGCATGGTGGGCTCCACAGGGTTGTGCGCCGGAGTGGCGCGGGTAAACACGCACGGCGATCCGCCTTGCGTGGTATCTGGTGCGTTGCGCGTGCTGGCGGAGGCATCCGCTGGCACGGTGACAAAGCTGATTTCGTGCGGGCGCCACTCAACGGCGCGATAGATCGGAATGCCACCAGTGGGCTCGTCGATCTGGTAGCGCTGGACGGTGTAGCCAACGCTGATGTTGCGGATGATGCCGTCGCGGATGTCGCCCACGATGCCGGCGATGTCTTCGCGCTCGCTCAGCCGAATGACCGCACGACCTTCGCCGTTTTCGATCCAGGCGCGCTCAACCACGCCGATCTGGTTGCGGATGCTGTAGGTGTTGTGGTCTGCCAGGACGGCAGCGTTACCCGATTCAAGTCGCGAAAGGTCGACGGCACCGTCTTCCAACGAAAGCTCTTCGTCGTAATAGCGGCCCTCCCACCAGTCATAGCGACGCACACGTGCGCCGATGCCCCACGTGACTTCGATGCTGCGCGTCTCCGCGTTGAAAGTGGAAGGCAGCAGACGCGCTTCGATCAGCTGCGGCGGCATCAGGCGCGTTACGTTGTTTGCTTGTGGCATGGGTCAGTCCTCGAATTAGGTGTTGGCGGGATCGACTGGCTCGATCGCGGTCTTGGCCAGTAGGAAGCTCATGAGTTCCAGGGCCCCACTTGATTTCATTGCTTCAAAATCGCGGCCCATTTCTGCAAACACCTGCTCTGGTTTGTAGCCGCGGCGGCGCAGCGCTTCCGAAGGACTGAGCAAGGCATTGCTGATCGCCGTCACATCCGCCTTCACGTCTTGCGCAGGATTGACGTAATCCCAACGTGGTGTGCTGTGGTCGACGCTGCGCTTGGCGCTGCGCTGCACTTTCCCGGCAAGCACTGCTGACTCGATGAACCAGTCGCAGATGCGATCGCACAGACGCGGGATCACCACTAACCACTGGCGCTGTTCGGTATCGCGACGGAAGTCGATCTGGCGGATGCGAGCACTTGAGAAGTTCACTTCCACCATGTCACCGGTCATGGCTTCGTACGGAACACCAAGACCAGCTGCAATCAGATGCAAGCCGAACTTCATGTATTCCACGTAGCCGCCCGCCGGCTTTGGTTCGATTGCCGTCAGGTTCACGCCTGGGCGAACCTCTGAAATGCCGCCGCTTGGCAGCTGACCGACGTCGCCGTAGGTGCTTGAGCTGCCATCGGATCCAGACGTGGATGGCGTGCCGAACTGGATGGGACCTTCCATGACGCTGGCGTCGCCCGAAACAATCATGCCCAGTCGCGTTTCAAGATTTTTGCGCTGCAGCTCAGCATCTTCGTACAGCATCATGTCGCGCACGCGAGCGATGATGGACGCCAACCGGGTGATGCCCCGGCCTTGCCCTGGACGGGTGGGCGCAAACAGATGGATGATGTCTTTTGCCGATACCGGCGCACTGGTAACGCGGCTGCCGCGGCGCATGAGTTCGCCAGGGTGGCTGTCGAACAGCCAATACGCGAACGGCTTGCCCAGGGAGTCGTACTCGATACCGCTGATGATGTCGTTGCCGGAAGGAGACTTGCCAGTTTTTGCGCTGTCCAGCCAGTCGATTTCCAGCAGCTGCACTTGCAGGGGCACCGGAAGATTGTCGTCTGGGCGCCTGGTGCGACGGCGAACCAGGACCTCACCGTCCTGCTCCATGGCGCGATACGCCGCAGCCTGCAAGCCATACATATCGAAGATGGCGTCGGCATCCGCCACTTTTGCCCAACTTGTCCACAAGGGGTTGAGCACTTCAGCGCCATCGCCATCGAATCGCGGCTCGATGCCGGTGCCGATGGTTGCGCTGACCAGCGCCTGGATACCACTTGCGACGTAGGGAACGTTCTGCGCCAGGGAGCGTGCACGGATACGCAGCTCCCGCCCATCGGCGGCATGATCGGCATTGGCGCTAGCCCCTGCGCGACGTGGGCGCCAGCCATCAGTGCGCATAGCGCCCTCATAGGCGCGGGCCAGCAGTGCGCGGGCGCGACTACGGCGGAGGCCGGAATCAGGGTTCCACCACCCGATCACGCGATCCAAGAATGTCACGGACGATCCCACTAATCGCCCCTCGCCGTTGAAAAGTTGTAGCGGCGGAAGCTGGTCCTACCCTGAACACTTGAGAGCTGCTCGGCCACGTGACGCCGCGCACTGAGCAGTTCGTCCATGGTCCGGTAGCGCACGCGACGATCGGCGTACTGCACCTCCAGCGTGCTGCTGGTGATGGCCCGGTCGAGCGCGTCCAGATCGGCTTGTGTGTAAGCCATGTCAGGAAGAGCAGATGGAAGGTGCGATGCGCATGAGCACATCGTTTCAGGTCGAGTGCGGGAGTTCTCGGGGAAACTCCCGCACCCTCAACCCTCCCCGATCACCCGGTACAGGGTGCGCCGGTCGATTCGGTGTTTTTTGCAGATTGAACGGACGGACTTGCCCTGCTGGATCTCGGCACGCAGCTGCTCAATCGGGTACGCGACGTGCGCCGGGATGTAGAGCTCCTGGGCCGGGTACTCGTCCATCAGGTAGCTGACAACCGCCTGGACTATGGCGTGGATGTCATCGCTTTCGCAGCGCAACCGCATGGCTGCACCCACGGCCAGCTCATCTGTGAGCTCCTCGACGCGCACCTTGCGGCGGACGGTATTGCGGCTCACCAGCGGCGTTTCCAGTTGGGCGATGCCGGTGCGGCTGGCTTCGCCTTCGGTGTTTCACGGGAATCCTCGGAGGCTGCCTTTTCTTGAACAGGCGCGGGTAATGTTTCACGGGAATCCAATTGTCGCTTATCGACTGAGGCCAGCAACTGCAGCTCGCGTGCGTCCCAATTGGCCTTAGTCCAGCGGTTTAGGCGCAGCTCGGGATGCAGAGCGGCGGCATAGGCATACACCCACGTATCCAGTGGCTCGTTGCGAGGTGCGCCCCTGGACTTCTCGTAGCGGTTTTTCTTGGGGTTGTAGGTTTCTGAAGTCAAGCCGCCGAAGTAATCTCGGCCGAGCTCGTCACTGAAACGCACGCGCCTGGCATCAGGCTGCTTATCAGCGTCCGCCCCTAACAACGAATACAACATGTTTTTGATGGCCACCGTACCAACGGGATATGCATGCACCCCGCGCCTGTCTAGGTTTCCGCGCCAGTTGATTTCCTGCAGCTTGCCCTTGCCTAGGGGTGGGGCATTGTTCGCAGTCGCGCCGAAAATGGCTATGTGTCGGCGCAAGCGCTGGCTGCGCACGTAGGCCTTTACTGCTTCAGTGCGGTGACCAAACATGTCCTGCGCACTTCCATCGATGCGCAGCAAAGCGCCAGAGCTGTGCTCGATAGGCGTCGATAGCAACTCGGTCAATGCTGCCCATACCGGCTCGTCTGTTGGATCGCCTGGAAGCTCTACGTAGTCGATCGGCCAGCACGTCATGCCACGACCCCAGCCGAGGATCTGCACTGCCAAGCGGTTGTCCTGCGTGTCGACACCCGCGGTGGCGGCCAACACCCATGCCGGTGCCGGCCGAAGCGGGAACGGCTCGGCACGGTCAGCGATGATGTTGAACTTCACCGCTCGCATCGCCGGGTCTTCCCATGGCTCAGCCAGGCGATCGTTGATGAACGTCTTGAGTTTGGCCGGATCGCCTTGCGCGGCCTGCCACATGTGCACCAGGTCGAGCCAGCGCGGGCCCAGACCCATGGGGTAGTACAGCGCATTGGCGTGGTAGCCGCGTACTTTCGCCTCCGGGTTCTCCGCTATCCAGCGGCCCGCAGCGATCAGTTGGGTCTTTTGGTGTTCCTCGATTACCACGCCGCACTCGCGGCAGGCGTACCAGCAATGCGTCGCCTCTGGTGTCCAGTGCAGGCCACCCCACTCGAACGGCTGTTCGTGGCCACAGTCTGGGCACGGGAAATGCCAGCGGCGCCGGTCGGAAAGCGCGTACAACTCCGACACGCGGCAGCGGCCCTGGATCTCCGGCGTGCCGACCTTCAGCCGCTTGTACGTGGACGGAAAGGCGGAACTGCGACCGTTGAGCAATTCGTCAGGATCGTCGCCCGACTTCAATTCCGACGCAAAGCTGGAGAATTCATCGACCAGCACCAGCATTGCCGAGGTGCCCTTGAGGCGCACGGGATTACCGGCGTGCTCGATGTAGAGCTGGCCACCCTGGAAATCCTTGAACGATCGCCGGTTGGATGATTCGCGGCTGCTGGTGCTGGTGAGTACGCGCTGCAAGGCAGGCGTCTCTTCGATCAGCGGGTTGAGTTTCTGGTCGATCCACTTATTGGCCGACACTTCGCCAGGCAGCACGACCATGATCGGGCCCGGGTTTTCCTCCATGGAATAGCCGAGGATGTTGGCTTCCATTTCCGACTTGCCGAACTGGATGGGGAACATGGCGACGACGTCGTGCACGGGGCTACGCGCACTGAAGCAGTCCATCGGCTCGACCAGGAGCGGGTTGCGGCTGTTGTCCCAATCACCGGGAATGGCGCTGCCTTTGCGTGACAGCTTGCGTCGCCGCGCTGCCCATTCGCTCACACGCATGGGCTTGCGTGGCGCGATGGCACGCGCAATGGTGCGTGCGATCTCGGTGCGTGCCGACGCGAAGGCCGTCATGCCGCCACCCGTCCAATGTCACCGAACTTTCGAGCCAGCTCTTCCAGCGACACCTCGATGGCATCACGCAGCAGAACGCGGACCTTGTCCTCATCGGTCGTGGCAGCGAGCTGAGGGGCGAGCGTTGGCGACAGCAGCTCCAGCCGGCTGCGCAACTGCGTCACCGCGTCGGCCACAAAGGCACGCACCTCATCTGCCAGGAACAGCTGGCCAAGCTCCAGCTGCTCTTCACGCAAAGCCTTGCGGGCCAGCGCCTCTTCCTTGTCGGCCAGGGCTTTTGCCCGGCGCGAGGAGTGCGGGTCGGATGGCAGGGTGAGTGGGGTATCCCCATCCTCTCCGCTGTCCGGCCCCTGCTGGCCTTCCGCCGCCGCATCCACGGCCGGTAGGGCGGCGGCGGCCCGCTTCGCGGCGTGGCGGCCGCTGACGCCGGTCTTGGAGGGGTCGCGGGTGTCGGCGATAAGGCGGATGGAATCAGCGACGCGGACGCGCTTGCCGTCGTCCGTCAACACCAGGCGCCCAGCCTGCTTGAGCTGGGTGATGTAGCCAGGCTGGACGCCCAAGTGTGCCGCGAACTCGCGCAGCCCTAGCGTGCCGCCCTCATCCACGAAGTTGCTCCTTCCCTGTTTTTTTCCAAGGCTTGAAACGAGAGAGAGGCGCGCACGCGTATGGATTCGCCCCTTGCGGGCATGTCTGCGGCATCGTCGTGGGGATGACGGATGAGACAACCCGCGCCACGTCTAGCTGTCTGCGGCATTGCGGGGTCTGCGGGTTCGTCCCTACGCGGGCGCATGTGTGCACGCGCACCTGCGCTAGGGCGGAATTGGATTCTCTCGTGTGCGGGCGCACGATGACCCCGCAATGCCGCAGAGAGCGAGCAACGGCGGGATTTGACCCCGCAAACAATGCCGCAGTCCAGCCCGCAAACTCTCGCGATGCCGCAGAGACCGTCACGGAATACCCCCAAACCCGTCATCCGCTGACGTGTTGCCGCCCAGGTAGTCCTGCATGCCGTGGCGCATGGCCTGAATCTGATCGCCAAGCCAGTGGGATTCCACAGCTCCTTCAGGCGCGTGCTTACCGAACAGGTACATGGCCTGGGGATTGGTGATGCCCTGCCCTCGCAAATACCCCTTGCGCGTGCTGACCAACTTCCGTCGTCGCTTGAGCGTGTCCGAGAAGCGCTTCAGCGACGCCGGCTTGATGCCGACGTTGGAGCACCAGCGCTGATAGACCTTGAACCAGTCCAGCACCAGGCCAGGTTGGGCGCGTAAGGGAGGTAGGTCGTCGTCGAGCAGCGCCGTGAGGAAATCGATGGGACTGTCCTGCGCCAGCTCGATCAGCTCGCGCTTGGCTTCCGACGACGGTGGCTTGGTATGTGGGTTGAAGTCACCCAGATCCAGGTGCAGCAGGAAGTCATGCAGCGCGGCAATGCCGCCGTCCTTCATTTGTTGCGCAACGGCCTTGTAGTACTCCTCTTCCTTCGGATCCGCCATCCACAGCACGCAGTGGCGCCGGTCGTCTTCCTCGAGCACGACCGGCATGGATTCATTCGACAAGAACACCAGGTTGCAGTGGTTGGCCTCATCGTAGGCCGCAATGTGCTTCGGGTTGATGCGTATCTGCGTGCCTGTGATCAGCGTTTTGAGCTTGTTCTTGTGCTCGAAACGGTGCGCGGATGCCACGACCTCATCGGCGATCAGGAACAGCTTGCGGCTGGCCCAGTCGTTGTGTTTGTCGACCAGGGCGTCTTGATCGAGGATGCGGCCGTACTGGCCATAGATGCCCATGATGCCTTCGAAGAACAGGTTCTTGCCTAACCCCTGGCCACCGTGCACGACGACGGTAGATTTCATCTTTGCGCCCGGGTGCTGGATTGGATAGGCGCACCACTTGAGGATCCATTCGTACAGCTCACGGCTGTTGCGCTCGCCGCTGCACATGTAGCGCAGCAGGTCCAGGATCAATTCGCATTTGCCGCTCTTGGGCTCCGAAGGCCAGCCACCCCACAGATTGCAGGTGACAGCAGAGTCCTCTTCCGCCGGATCGAAGCCCACTTCAGTTTGCCGAACAATCTGGCGGTCGGAATGTTCCGCCCACGCCTTGTAGAGATCGGGGCGCACGCATGCGTTGCGCACGTCGGTCAGCGGAAGAAGCAGATGTTCCTGATGATCAAATGCCGCGCCGTTGCCGGCATACACCAGCGCGTAGCGCTGCAGTAGATCGTCGACGTATTGCATCGGGCGCAACTTGCCGCCCTTGCCCCCGGGTGTGGAGGAAGAGACGGCGCGCAAGGCGGGGGGTCCCCAGCGCAACTCCAGGAGGCGGGCGGTCACCACGGCGCCGACCGCACCCAGCCCTTCGGCCGCGTGCAGGTCGTTGAAGTCGGTTAGCTTGCGGCCGGTCGCTTCGTGCTTGGCCTTACGACCGGCTTCGTCGGCGAATACTGGCTTGACCCACTCGCCGCCAACGGCCATGGCCGCAGCGCTGGCCGATGAAACACCTGGGTTGCCCTCAGTGAAGCAGTCGTCGTCGGCGCATATCAGGATCTTCGCCTGCTTGTACCTGGCGCGCAGCGCTTCCGCGACGGGCTTCAGGTTGCCGGCATCGAACGCACACACGACGGGATACCCCGTGGCCGCGTGGATAGATGCCGCAGTCGCATAGCCTTCGGCCACCAACACAATCCAGTGCGGCTGGTGGCCGAGCAAATGGAAGTGGCCCTTCTTGGCAACGCCTGCAGGCCAGAATTCTTTGGTCGGACGCCCGCCCTCTTTTGCCTGGGCAGCGGTGCGCAGGAACTGGAGGCCGTGGATCCGCCCGCCCGTGTCCGTCAGTGGCAGCACGGCGGTGTGGTGCTTGGTGAATTTTAGGCCGTAGCCCAATACTGCCTTGTCGCGCAGGTAGGGCGAATCACCCTCGGGCAGCAGTTGTCCCCAGGCCTTCGATGCGCGATCGGCCGCAACCTGCGCTTCCTTCTTGCGCTGCAGATCTGCGGCCTTGGCAGCATCTGCCCACACGCGCTTCATCGCATCGCGTTGCTCGGCAGTGACACGGCCGGTGTCATCCTTGGGAAGCGCAACCTTCTGCCCATTCTGGTCGTTACCACGCCACACGCCATAGGCGCCGACGATCAATAGACGGTCAGCGCTGGGTGACCATTCCTTGAGCAGGTACCAGCCGCGCTTCTCGCGCCCACCGTCCTGCGTGAAAACACGCACTGGCTTGTGGCTGTTGATACGCAGGCCTTCGCCTGGAGGAATGATCAGCCCTGCATCGACCAGCTGGCCAAGCACGTCGTCGTAGTTACTTGCCCCCATTTCAGTAACTATTGACCCCACTGACTACACAGCGAGCAGGGTCCGAATTACCCGCGTAGGGGTTGCCCAGGGAGGACCCAAGCCCGGAACCTGAACAACCTGAACGACCCACACACCTCACCGTCGCGCTGCATTTCAGTTGCGCGATTGCGCTGCTTTCAATACCCATGGGGGGAAGGGGGCGGATCATGCCTTGACCTCGAGCATCAGCACGCCTTGACCTGCGCGCTTGGCGTCATCCTCGATGCGTATGCGCTCGCGCTCTGCGATGGCATCGTCACCAGTGAGACCAGGTGCGTCGCTGTATAGCTCAGCCATTGCACGCAGCAGGCCAGCGTTTGCTTGCACGTTGGGATGTGCGAGTGCGCTGCGGTTCCAGTGTGCTGGCCTCCCCATGGCCATGGCTGTCAAGCCTCGACACCAGGCAGTAGCGCGTGCACTCGACGCCTTACGGCTGTGATCGCGATGATCAGGTCATCGGACTCATCGAGGATCTTGCGTGCATGCGGCAGGTCGGCCGCATCGATGCGGCCATCACTCATCGCAGGCGATAGCGCTGCGACCAGATCACCGAACTCCGACATCAGGTTGGCAATACCCACCGCCTGCTCTGCCTCGGTATCGCTCACCAGCTTCACGGGTAACACACCACGCCTGCGCGCCAGATCGCGTTCGCAGTTGCTGCGATATGGCTCGGGCAGGCTCATCACCCACGCATCTTCCAGGTCAACAGGCAGGGTCTTTACCGTGCCGTCCATGTAGCGACGAATGACCTGGGCGTTGTTGTCCATCGCCTTGATCAGATCCGCGCCCTCGCCCGTACGCAGCTTCACCTGGCGAACATCGGGTGCGGTCATGCCGATGTAGTTCTCGGACACGGTCATTGCGAATGACGTGTAGTTGCACCCCGTGCTGTCCAGCATCTGGCGCGTGTGCGCGTATACAACCGACTGACGCGGCGGCAGAAATTGACGTGCGGCCTTCATGCGCGCACCTCACCTGTGCCTGCAGACTTCAGGCCATGCACAACGTCCTGCCCTTCCCTACCCGCCTTCGCCTGCACGTCTTGCGGGCATTCAACATCCGCACCGGTCCTGGCGCGGTGGTCGCAGTGTTCTTCAGGCTTGGGATACAGCTGCACGATCACAGCCAGCGCGGCCAAGACCAGGGCAGCCAGAACAATCAGCCAGAGAAACCAAGCCGTGCCCCGTACTGACGGCCCAAAGCTGCCGGCGGGATATTCCTTCCGGTGCCAGTTGTTGAGCACCATCTCCAATACTTGCAGTTGGCTGAGCTTTCGCATGTCAGGCCACCTTCGCCAGCCGGGTGTGCGGACCAAGCTCAACGGTGTGCAGCGGGCGGCCCTCGCGTTTGCGGCGGGCCAGCACGCGCACCCATTGATCAGCGGTCATGCACAGGTCGGTGTCGTCGTCGGAATCCAGCAGCGCCAGATCCACCAGCACACCGGCCGGATCATTGGCCAGGCGGCCGTCCATCGGAATAATCTGGCGGCGCATTCAGCCCACCTTTGCCAGCGGTTCGCTGGTCTCGGCCGGAGGCAATGCCCCACTGGCGTACAGGGTGTGCAGGTGGACAGCAGCCATGCCGCCGGGGGCTTTGGTGCGCCCCTGCTTGATATCGCTTACGGCTTGGGGGGATAGACCGATGGCCTTGCCCATGCCGGTTAGCGACCAGCCCCGCGCCTCAAGTTCGGAAATTTTGTCTGCCCATGTGCTCATGGGTCGGCATCCTACGGAATACCGTTACGGATTGTCAACGGCATTCCGTTACGGCGTTCCGTTCTAATCCGCCCATGAAGACAATCGGGCAACGAATCCGCCAAGAACGTGAAGCACAAGGCATCACCAGGCCAGTGCTCGCGGCCTACGCCAAAATAGGGTCAACGACACTCAGCGACTTGGAGCTTGGGCGGTCCCGATCAACAACAGCACTCCATAAAATAGCCGAGCGCCTTGGTTTGAACCCGAACTGGCTTGAGACCGGGAAGGGGCAAAAGCATGCCTCGCAATCAGCGACCGACCAGGACTGGGCAGACATCACCGCATACTCGCAAGCCGCCGCACTAGGCGATGGTAGTGTCCCAGACGACTACGCCACAGCTCACAAATTGAAGTTCAAAGCTAGAAGCTTGCAGAAAAAAGGCTTGTTTGCGAACAACCTGTCGGTGTTCTACGGGAGCGGTGACTCTATGCTTCCACGCATCCACGACGGTGATGCGCTTCTGTTCGACATGGCGGACACGACACCCCGCGATGGTCAAATTTACATAGTGAGGTACGACGGCGGTTACTTCGCCAAACGTCTTCACCAATACGGCGACCAATGGTTCTTGGTCAGCGACAACACTTCTGATCCGAAGTGGAGGAAACCTGTGTTGGTCGACTTCAACAATGGTTTTGAGATTATTGGGCGAGTGCGCTGGATTGGTAGCTGGGAAGGATAATGAGCATCACAACAGCTACACGAAGCGGCTGTCTTTTCGTAGTCGTGCTGGTCTTCGGCATCATTGCAGTGCTTGCCGTCGCGGCTCAGCACGACCCTCTGGACAAGCAAGGCATCGGCCTGTTCCTAGTCATCCTCGCGGCACTCTTACTGCTAGCCGGCCTAGTTGCAGGTCTCATTCTTTATGCAAATGCGAAGCGCAAGAACAGCCAAGCACCAGAAATAGGACCTGCGCCAGAGCCTTCCAGCCTTACTTCCGCCGCGCCCATAGATTTATCGTCGAAGCCGCTTACGGATAATCAGCTGGTGATGCTCAATTACGTAAAGCGTCGCGGTGGCGTTCAGTTTGCGCGCGGCGGGGAAGTCAAGATCGAAGGCCTGCCGGCCCTTGGAACACCAGGCGAAGCAAGAACACTTCACAGTCTAGTGAAACGCGGCTTCGTATCGAAAGCTTCCAACGGCGCCTACTACATCACCAGCCAAGGCTCCCTTGCCCTGGTAAACAGCGGCAGATTCTAAGGAACAACGGCCCACAACGGCCCGATTCGAAGCTTTAGGCCCCAATTACGGAATACCGTTGACAACGGTAAACGGAATACCGTAGGCTGCGCTCGTCCGGTCACCCGACCAGACAGGGCACCACCGGAAACGCCGCATCCCCTCGGCCTTCCGGCGGCAAAACCCGCAGGCTCGGCGCACCAGATCCCCTCTCCGCCCAGCCTGCGGGCCGCCCTTTCCACACCGGAGAGGCCGCCATGTTCGACGCCATCGCTCACCTGGACAGCGACACCAGCACCGCA